ATAATTAAATCCCCAGTTGTGGTGATAGGAGATAACGCATTAAACCCTGCGCTTGCAGTTGTTTGACCAGTACCACCGTTAGCCACGGCTAGGGTACCCGCAAGGGTGAGCGTCCCGCTACTGGTGATAGGCCCACCAGAGAAGCTAAGCCCAGTGGTGCCCCCCGAAGCTTGCGCGCTGGTTACGGTGCCGTTATTATCCGCGGCAATAGAAATGGTCCCGGTACCGTTGGTCACGGTAATGCCCGTGCCCCCAGTAAGCGTACCTTTGGCCAGTGTATTCCCTGTGGTGTTACCGATCAGCAGTTGGCCGTTGGTGTAGGTTGTTTGCCCTGTGCCGCCCACCGCTACAGCCACAATACCAGAAGAAACGTTGGAACCGTTGAGAGAGGTGAGTGAAGCGCCGCTACCTGTGTTCGAGCCGGTCCCCCCTGACGCCACGGCAAGAGGGGAACCGAGCGTCAGGGAAGTCATATGTGTCGAAACATCTACAACATTGGTGCCGTTATTATACACCCACATTGTTTTCCCAGAGGGGACAGCAACGCCCGTGCCGGTCGAGTTTTTGACCGTGATGGCGTCCACGCATCCGTTGCTGACGATATAAGCTTTTTCAATCGCAGGGACGATGAGGTTCTGCGCCCCACCTGACGTGCCTGTGAGGTTAAGCCGCAGCTTGCGCGCTGGTTGTGTTAAGTTGGTGTCCGTCAGCGTGAGCGTAACTGGACCCGAAGCAAAGGTAACGCTGGCAGTGCCAGAGATAGCCTCTTCGATGGAGGTTCCAAGGTTGATGTTGGTGACATTACCCCAAGTGGTGTTGTTATCACCCGTAGCCATCAACTGGAACTTTAGATTACTATAGGTACTCGCCATAGGATGCCCTTACAATCATGTTACTGTAGTAATGGTTTCCCATCCGGGGTTCTGCCCATCCGGGATATCCGCCCATCCGGGGTTCTGCCCATCAGGTAGGCCAGCCCAATTAGGGTCTTGGCCATCAACCACATTACTCCAGTTTAACACCCCGCTTGTAAGGGCAAACGCGCTAACTCCGCTAGGGTATACAGGAGAAACTATCCTAACGGTAGTAGTTCCTACGCTAGCAGTAACAGAAAGACCAGTAACCTCTACGCCGCTTGGAAGCGAGACAATCGTTGTCCCAACCGCACCGGAAGCCCCAACACCCGTAGTTGCGACGCCGCCAGTGGTAAGGGCCGCTATATTCCCAAGCCCTGTAGTAGCGGAAACACCCGTAACCGGCACCGACACAGGGCCAGTTATCACTACATCGGCAGTGCCAGCTTGTCCTAGAGCTTGAAGCCCAGTTAGTTCTATTTCCGCCGCAGTAGTAGCATTGATGGAAGCCAGCCCAGCAGTTGCGGATACGCCGGTTACCGCGGTGCTTGCGCCTGCTGATCTGGAAGCCGCACCAGCAACCTCAGATCCCGCGCCGGTCAGCGTTCCGCTGGTGGAATGAACGGTAAAGTTGACCGCGACACCAACAACAGAAGCGCCCTGCCCGGTGAGAACACCAGTGGTTGGGTGGGTAACAGGACCGTTGGAGCGTTGAGCGGTGCCGGTCATCTCGGCTGTGCCCGCCGTCAATACACCGCTGGTTGGATGGACAGTGAAATTGCTGGCCGCGCCTGTGACCGTGGCTGTGCCTGCGTCAAGCACACCGCTTGTGTCAAATGCGCGGAACCTGTTGCTGGTCCCTGTAATGCTCGCAGCGCCCGCAGATAGAACGCCGCTTGTGTCGTGCGTGACTGCGCCAGTGCTGCGTGATGCCGCGCCTGTTACTTCCGAACCCGAACCCGTTAGGAACCCGCTTGTCGCGTGGACTGTAAAGTTCAGCGCCGCGCCTGTTACTTCGGACCCTTGGCCAGTTAGCGCCCCGCTCGTCGCATGAACTGCAAAGTTCGAGGCAATGCCCGTTACAGTTGCGCTGCCTGCTTCAAGTGCGCCGCTTGTTGCGAACTCACGGAACCGATCGGCGGTCCCTGTTACTGATGCGCCTTGGCCTACTAGCGCCCCGCTTGTGCTAAATGCGCGGAATCGGTTTGCGGCCCCTGTTACTGATGCGCCTTGTCCGGTTAAGGCACCGCTTGTGGCATGAGTGACAGAGAGTTGCGTGTAAGTTCCGTCAATCCGGAAATAATCAACCTGCACGGCACGTCCGTCAGGGGTTGAAATCTTGCTATATGTCTGTCTAAGTTCTACGTTCGCGCCGTCCCAATCGGCCTTGCTCGCCCCTGTGTTGACGTAGGAAAAGGGGATGTTGCGTTGTGTGTCGGACGTATTTGTTATGCTAGTGGCGACATTCACCCATGCGTTTGAAGGCGTGGCAGAATCGCCTGCGAGAACAGTCGTTCCCGCGCTGTCCATAACACGCAATTCAAGCCCATAAGTGTCGTTTATTCTGGTGCCGTTGAGGCTATATTCCACAATCCAAATGCAAGTGTCCATCGACAGGAAGTCGGATGGAGTGTCGCTCAGTGCGCTAGTTATTACATCAAGGTTGGTGTCTGTCGCAAATGTTGAATAGACATTGTTCGACGTGGCCAAGTCGCCTGATGCAGTGATTGTCGGAAGCGTAGCCATTACCCTACCCTACCCTTCCGCAATCACAAAAAGACAATGCCCCAAGTTTATGCGCTGATGGCGCGGTAGGTCAGTGACGAACAAGAAACCGTGTCGCCGCTTGCAATCGTCAGCCCGTTCGTCATGTCGATGTCAGAGCCTGATGCCGCAACAGCGCAGTGAATGACAACCGTGCCGCCGCTCGATTGCAGTGTTGCGGTTGCCACGGGCGAAGCGTTACCAGCAGCGTTCGTGTCGCTGGTGATTGCGTTTGCTGTTGCGATGCCTGTTGTCGCTGCGGCAGCAAATGCCGTTGTGCTCAAGGGTAGCGTTGCGACTGCGGTGCCGGGCGCTGCGGCCGTTCCGGTCAAGCGGAAAACAAGGTTTCCACTAGCCCCGATCAGGGCCGTCACTGCGTCCGTTGCTGCCTGCAAGCCCGCTGCCAAGTGTGTTACTGCCATTGTCTGCTATCCTTCCGATTACTTGATACGTTTCAACCTTGCCAGTTTCAGCGCGCTTGACTTCAATAGTGAACTCAACTTCAGCTTCTTGGCCCACCAAATTGGTCATTTTAATCTCCGACTGCTCATGCGTTAATGGTTTACTGGTGCAAATGCAATAATCCCTGCATTATTTCGAAAGCAACTGGTCAATCTTCTTGGGTCTGCCGTTCGGCTTGGCGGTAATTCAGGGCTTGGTTCAGCGACTTATCGACGGCCCTACCAAATGGGGGGAGGGGGGCACTTCTAGTCCTCGTTTGTCGGCCACGCTTGTACTAGCCCCTGTTTGGACTTAGCGCATTCAGCGTAATTATAGAGTATATCGACTTCCCACTGTAGCCTGTCGGGGTCTAAAAAAGGCTTAGGGAGTGGTGGGACCACCATGCACGGTTGGGACAGGTTGGCCGGTGGCCGCGGAATTGGCGGTAGCACGTACTCTTTCGAGCAGGCCGACAGCATCATCAGGCACAGCACACTGAGTGGGAATTTCACGGTCACGGTATATCTCCCTCACTGTGTTGCGGGTTTCTATCTTGCTTGGCTCTATCTCCGAGCGCCACTGCTCGTATTCTTCAGACTTCAGGTCCACCTTAGCCTGCATCTTATCCTTCATAATTATCAGGGCGTCTTGCGCCTTCTTCAAATCAGCGTCGGCCTTCCAGTCTCGGACTGTCCAGCCACCAAGCAGGCCCATCAGCAGTGCGCCACCACCTATGTAGGCCCATATTGGCATCAGCTTTTCTCATCGCCTTTACCCATAGAAATTTCATTTTCCCCGGCACGGATACGTAGACGATCAGCCTGAATGACGATTGCACCTAGGATAATAGCGAACCAAGCTGTCAGCCCTGACAGGAACCGTAGCTGCTCCACGATAAGACTAAAGAACGGCATGCTGGCCTTGGTGTTCACCAACGTAGCAACCCCGTTACGGACCATCGCAGTCTCTACTGCGTCCTGCGCCATACCAAGGTACACAAAGGAAATAAGCTGGTTGGATATCATCCCACCCAACATAGCCATCATAAACACGGCACGAAGCTGCTGCCCGCTCATATCGACCATCTTCATAGCCAAGCGCGCTGGAAAAGTGATGAACCCCCAAATTTCACCCAAGACGAAAAAGAAGCGGTTCCGTAGGTTCACACCACACCGTGGAATTCAAAGTGGGGGCTGTCAGTCTCACCACGCTCACGTGGTTTACCATCGCGGTCCCAGTCTGCGCCCCAGCGTATTTCAACACAAAGCTCCTTGGCGGCTTGGTCCATAGCCTCGGCTATGGCGTCAAACTTACTCGTCTTGGTCCAGTCGACAGGGTAGGGGCAAATATCAACCGCATGGCCGTAGCCAGTGGCTGAGTTTTTGAAGTGGTTCGAGTTCATCGTCCACGTAACCTTGCGCCCCGGCTTACTGCGCCCTTGGGCGTACAATTCGCGTTGCCGCGCTACAGTCCGCACGCCTTCAATAACCATGAAGTCCTGCTTGGTAAGCTGTATTGCTCGCTTAACCACCTTGACCATCTGTGGGTGTACACCCTTAAGGTTCCCAAGTGACCGTGAGCCTAGTGCATACCCCATGGCTTCATTCCTTATGCTATACGAATAATTGCTGTGCCTGCTGCCGCCGCTGGGAAAACAATCGTAAAATCGCCCGCAGTAGATGTCTTGTCGGAGCCGAAGTCCAGTACCGCAACAGCAGCGTTGGTCAGGGCTGTGTTGGCGTTACTGTTCGCTGAAGGGGTGCTGTTATAGATAACACAGCCCCGCGCCGTTGTGGATACGTTAGTAAACACAAGGTCAGTAAAGTCCAACCAGCCAGTACCCGCAATAGCGTTGGTATTGGTCGTAACCACACCAAGGTTGGTCAGCGCCGCACCACCAGCAGTATAGTTTGTGCCGGTGGACTCGTTGGTTGCTGAATACGTGGTCGTATTCGCATCAAGGGTCGCAGCCGTAACGTAAAGGGCCAGCTTAAAGGTATCACCCCCGGCAGTTGCCCTAAAATCATGGACCCCTAGAAGGAGTTGCGCCTTGAACGAGGTGCACATTGCTTGTGTAATAGGCACTTTGTATTCCCCTCAAATATCCAAAATTCCCACTAATTCTGGGTGTCCTGTCTGTTGGAACTTACTTACTAAAGACACATTTCTGCTTCTCATGGCTTCGTTCAGGTAGAACACAAGCACTTGCCGAATGCTTTCCTTATACGCTTCTGCCTGCTCTCGCAACACTGGGTCTACGTTAGCACCCACAGAGAGTATACGTGCTAATGCCCGTTCTGCCAACTCCTCAGAAGACGCCCCACGCCCCGAGGTAGTATGGACTGCTATATTACCTAAAAAAGAGCCTACTTCATCTGTCTGCATGTTATACCCCTTACATTATCTGTATTGTAGTGTTGCGGTAATTGTCGGAGCGGTTCTTACCCTCACCCAGCATCTTTAACGAAGCCATGGCTTCGTCATACCGAATGTCGTATAGGTTAAGAATATCTTCCTCGGCCTGCATGAATGCAGCGGCTTCCATGAGCGCGCCATACAGAAGAACTTGGTCGAAGTTATCGCCCAGCCAAGTATTACCAGCAGTGACGATACTCTCTGGCTGGTAGAAATAGTGCATTTCGGTGGCGTAAACAGCGTCTGGAGTGGGAGCCACAACCAGCGTGTCTTTATCGAATATAGCATAATACTGGGGCACCCCAGTAACCGTAGGGTCTGGATATGACTCCCTTAAGAAGCTAACGTCCTTGTTAAGTAGGTAATTGTAAGTCCCACTACCGTCGACAACCGACAACTCATACACTGCCATCCAGTCAGCCGGTACGGACAAAAACCTATTGCCGCTTGTGAAGTTACCGACTTGGTTCTTGCGGAAAGCGGGTATCTCAACAGTATTATAGATACGCTGCTCGGCTTCCCGAATGAATGTATCTATCTGCTCTTGGGATGTAAGCCCCCCTGACCCCGGAGTGTTGGGGAAATCGTTCTCGGCATACGCCTTAATCGTTTCTGAGAGGGTGGCGTAATCCATCAGCCCATTTTCTGGCTAGCGCCAGTGCCTTTTGTGGCTGCGCCAGTGCCGCGCACCTTGAGGGTCTGCGTATTAGCAATCTTGTTAGGGTACCCACATACGTTAGGAACCGGAACAGACTTTGGTTGGTTATACTTTTCCATTATGTAATCTCCACAGTAACGGTGCCGACACTTCCTGTGCCTGCTAAACTATCAGGAATGCCCGACAAGCCAAACACATTATTTAGCCCTACAGGGTTCCACCCCCACTGAATGTCGCGGGACGCCACTAAGTTATTGTCGGGGCGGGGTTTACGTAGTGCTTGGGGGTCCACAACAGGGTACATACCCTGCATGTTCTGGGGCTGGTCTGGCTCCCAGCACTCCTTACACACCAGCAAGCCGGTACGGCGCATCTTCACCGTAGTTTCTCGCAGGTCTTTTAGTTTGTACTGGAAACCACAGCGATCACATATCGCGATGGCTTTTTTACCCGCAGCGAATTTAACGCCCATGGTTTATCTCCCTATATGGGGGACGATGCGTAGGGTCGCCTTTTCGCGGTCTTCATCAGCGGCCATGCCCCACTGCTCCATATACTCCTGCTTCAGCATACCAGAGCGTTCTAGCGCGCCCGGAAGTTTGAGCGACAGATAGTACGCCAGCCCCGATACAAGGCATGGGAGGAAGCGGTATGGCACATCTTGCGTG